TACCTCCCTTGAACGGCTTGCCCTTAGTACCTTCGGCAAACTCAGGCACAGGCTGAGCAGCAATAATGCCAAGCTGGACAGCAGCAATAGCACCTGCTAGAAATGCAGCTGGAGGATTACTTACTCCATACTTCATAATTTGCTCAGCAAGTGTGAATAATACTCTTGATGCTGATGCTGCTTGGTCAGCTTTGAATTGTCTTAGTTTTAATTCCTTTTCTTTCTGTTCCTTTTCCCGATTAAGAGCATCAATCTTTTGCTGGTTGCCATCGGCTAACTCAATTTCTCTATTATATTTTTTTTCCAGCAGACTTAATTCGGCACTTAATCTATTTTGGTAAATTTCAAATGCACCGAAAATAACATTTTCAGCTAATTCAAATGTCTTATTCTGAATTTCTTGCTTTCTTTCTTCAGCCTTTCTCTTTGCCTCTACTTCATCTGCTAATCCTTTTTCATAATCTTTCTGCCACTTTTTCATCTGTGCAAGTCGATTGTCGTAAAGATTTTTATCCTCTTCAGCAACTTTGACCTTTGCATCTTTGGTTACCAACAACTCCTTCTTGGCCGCTTCCTCATAGTCTTTTGCTGCCTTATCTCGCAAGAGCTTGGCTACCTTTACCTCATCCTCAATAATGCCAATGTTCTTGGTACTGTACTCTAATTTGAGCTGATAGACTGCCTCCTGGAATACTCTTTCAGCACCTACTTCGCCCAGCTTTGAGCCTCTAAGCTGAGCCATCAGCACCTGCTGCTGCTTCTCAAGCTCAAGAACCTTTAATCTAGCCTGATAAGCTGCTTTATCTTGCTTCTCTGTTGATGCACTTGCTGCCTCTGCTGCCTTGGCTCTTTTATTGATTTCATCAATAGCTGCTTGATTCTGAGCTTTTAGAGCTGTTAGATACTTCTCTTCTTTTTTGGCTAATATTTCAAGTTTACCAGCCCCAATATCAACTGCAACTCTGGACTCAGCAGCTACTTGCTCTCTGATTGCTCTTTCTTCTGCTGCCCTTGCCTTTAGGTCTTTAAGCTCCTTCTCCTTGATGGCAATGTTGCGCCTAGAATTAATTTCAATGTTCTTTAAGGCTTCATCTGATGTCTTGGCAAAGAAATCGGTATAAGCTGTGTATTGACTACCTAAAAACTCTTTAGCCTTCTGCTCATCACCTTTAAAAAGGTCAGTTAGTGCGCCAAGGAATGATGCAGTCAGTTTTAAAGCTCCAGAGAAAACCGGAGCTAGTCTAGTGCCTATGCTATTAAGTAGGCTATCCCATGCATCACCAAGGTTGCTAATTTGACCTCCAAGAGTGCCAGATACAGCAGCCATTGAGCCACTTACTCCTTCTAAATCACCCAATGAAAGTAAATATTCACGGATGGCCTCATTAGTAAATTTGGTTTGAGTCTGAACTCCTTTGAATGTAAATGTAACTTGATCTCCTGCCTTACTTGCCCGGATTCCAAACTCCTTTAATCGCTCAAACTCTCCTGTCTGGGCATCAATGATAGCCTCAGTTAGTTGGTCAAAGCTCTTACCTGTGCTGCTGGCTAGATCACCTAGCTTTCTCAGCTGGGCATTAGTAGGCGTAAAGCCTTGATTTGCCAGCTTAACAAATGATTGAGTAAGTTCCTGAACTGAGAATGGAGTCTGAGCAGCAAACTCTTGAATCCTGGTTAATGCTCCTTGTGCTGCACTGTTGCTCCCAAGTGTATTCTTTAGGATTGCCCCTAACTTCTGAAACTCAGCAGTGACAGCAATGACTTCCTTTGTATACCCAATAATCTTATCAGCTGCAAATATCCCTGCTATCACTGGGCCAACCTTGGAAGCAACTGCTCCCATGCCTCCCATAGCATCACCAGCATCCTTACCAGACTTCTTTGCCTTATCACCTAAATCATCAAACTGCTTCTTGAGCTTACCAAGCTCAGCAAGCAACTGCCTTTCCTCTGCTGTAATCTTATCAAACTCAGAGGTAGCTTGCTGCAGCTTACTCAGGTCAATATCATACCTGATTTTAATGTCATTAGTTGAAATAGTAGCCATTAGCTTGTCTTTAGGCTTCAAAGATAGCAATTAAAAAAGCCACCGGATTCCAGTGGCTCTTTGATGTTTCTGAAAAACCAAAATCTAACCTTTACCCCTTTTACTTTTCTGGGCTGCAATATAGCTGCTCACGATTAAATAGTATTCATAGATTGGCCTTTCGACCAGGAATTTAGCTCGCTGAGGATCGCCACCTGAGACTCTAAACTGCTCATCAAATCTCTGTCTGTGCTGTCTGGTGATTGCAGTCCAATAATGTGTTTCAGGTTGTTTAGGCTTTGCAGAGTTTCTGCCTGCAAATAGCTCGGGAAATTCATGCTGTATTCTGTCAAAGAGGGTAGATAAGCGTACTCCGGCAGATTCAAAAAAAAACCCTCCACATCATTGTGTTTCATCCAATGCTCCAGCTTAGCCTTATTGTATGGGTACTGATAGTCTAGCGGATTTTCTTGCTCATCGAAATAGACAACGGTTGCCAGCTTCAGCTGCCTGAGTAGGCTGACAGACATATCCATCTGCTCTTTGAGCCTGGAAGCCATCACACCTATCTCATATAGCTTCTTATCATCCTTCTTCTTCTTATCCATGAGCAAATTGATAAGCCCATTGTTCCAGCCTCTGAGGAAGTCAGGGTTAATCTGCCAGAGTTCCTCGGTGAATATGTCCCGGGCAGCAACTGCCCTTTGGAATGGCACATTGACCTCAGAAACAAACCTGAAGTAATTTGTGCCTCCAGAGTTGAAGGCAAATTCAATCTGATCCCAGCGGTCAGCAGGAGCTACTCCTCTGTACTTTGGTTTTCCTGACTCAGGCTGGACATTATCTGTTTCTGGATTAATGACAGGAGGAGCAGAAACAGGTGGTTTAGACCTAAAAATATTGAACATAGATAAAATGGATAGTCAAACATGAGGCATGAGATAACCAGGAACTGCCATGCCCCAGAGCAGTAAGGGCATTCACCTAGTGGCTTCGCCCAATGTGTCGGGAGTTTCTGAATCTGTGAGAGATACCACTGCCCAAGTGGGTGATCCTCCAGAAGATAATCCAAGAACAAAGAGAAAGTCGCACTGATCAGTGCTATTAAGAGTAAGGTAAGCAGGCTGCTCATCGTGTGGTAGTTCAATAATGCAACAGCCTCTGCGCTTACCTCCACAACTTGATTCAATGTCATAATTCATTAGGCAAATATGTTAAAGATTAGAATGTTATCTACTTGGTTTGAATATGTAGTAGCAAAGCTCAGGCAGATGCTGTCATATTGCTTACCATCCGTAGGAGTGAAGATGTATGGATTGCTATTGCCAGGCTCAAAAAAGCTGATGTGATACTGTCCTCCATAGCTATTGATGAATCCCTCCGGCATGGCAGTAAGGTCAAGCTCAATGAAGCCATCAATGTCAATGGTCAGCAACTGCTCCACGATGACATTCACTCCTGGCTTAGTAATCTTGATGACTATGTCTGCCTCGGTGTAGGTAGTAGGCACAGCAATGTAAAATGCGAATGGGCAGCCATTGAGAGGCTCACAGACCTTGTAACAATCACTGCAACATAGTGCCATACTTTTCCAGATTGAAATTGCTTGTAATTTCAGCAAAGTTAGAGAAAATAAAATACCTAAAGGCATCCAGAGCATGAGACTTATCTGGGTTCTTGTTCTTCCAGGCATCAAGGCTTCCTTGTCTGTCTACCTTGGCCTCCTTTAGGTCAGTAATCAGGTTGGCGCAGGTCTTATCACTGATTTTTATCACTGCCTTCTGGAATAGCAGGATGGTAATGAGCCTGCTGGCAATGTGGCTAGGGTTAGTCTTAGGCACTTGCAGCTGCATATCAACTATATTAAAGTAGTTCTTGATGATTAAGTATGCGCTTATGTTGCCCTGAGTGAATGCACTTCTTGAAGCTCCAGACGCATCACCATTAATGATATAGTTCATTCCAGGGAACTCCTCCTTAATCGTTTGGCATAAGGCTGCTAGATCACCTATGCGGTAAACCTTGATGACATTAATTCGGGCATAAATCTCAGCATCATAGCCATACTTAATATATTGGCACACAACGCAGGTATTGGTGACATTGAAGTCGAATGATAGGTATAAGTCATGAGCTGGTGAGGCCTTGATGTACCCATTCTGCACATGCCTGCTGATTTCAAATGAAGTGGCAAATAGACTCTCCCTATCCCAAATGCCCCACTGCCCAAGAGCATAGACTTCATAGTAAGTCTGGCTCACTGACTTGAGTGCCTCCATCCTAGTGACATACTCATCATCCAAGAAGTCAATGGCATCCTTGTAAGTGCCATGCAGCCGGAGTATCTGGTTGGCTTCCTTCTGTGGCACATCATCAAAGAATCGCTTCTTAATCCAATGGCTATCACTGACCGGATTGAAGGTCAGGAAGAATCGCTTTGGATGCTCAGATTTACCCCTGAGTCGCAAAGTTATCTGAGTGAAGTCCTCCAAGGTCAGCTCAGTGGCCTCCTCAATCCAGATGTACTTTGCCTGGCTAAGTGACTTGAGCTTCTCAGGATCATCACAGCCCAAGAACACAATCTTGTTTGTGCCTGATTGAATCTCCATGTATCCTGTTTTGGCTTTAATAAGTCTTTCTAAGCCCCATTGAGTAATCTTATTCCTGAAGTCAGCAAAAACTGAGTTCCTGATGGTAGCAGCAACTTTGCGGATTACGAAAAAAGTCTGGAACTGATTGACCTTGTTGTCGCATATCTCAGCTAAGAACAGCTGAATCATGGTCTGGCTCTTGCCGCTGCCACTGCCGCCCCAAAGTATATTGTATGTCTTTGGGTCTGTTACTGCCTCAAGGTACTTCTCCTGCCAAAGGTCAGGACTTGATAGATCAACCTGTGCCATTAGGCTTCTGGTTCAGATGCCTTCCTCGTTACAGGCTGTGGCATGATGACTGTATTGAATGAGCCTTCCAGCTCAATGTCTAGCTTAGCCTTGCCGTAGGCTCGATCCAGGAGTAACTCTGCTGCTCTAACATCGCCCTTGGTGGCCTTGGCTCTAAGAGCCATAAGGATGGCCTCTGCTGCTGTCTTGCCATCCTTTTCATCGCCAAGTACATTAGCAAGTAATTCCCTTAACTCAGGCAGTTTTTTAGGCCTGCCAGCAGGATTTCCTGATTGGCCTTTCTTCCATTTATGCGGTATGACATTCTCTGGCTGTGGCATCGGTGTTTTCTCGCTGATTAGTACCTTCGGGCAGATAAGGCTTACCGTTCCTTTTGATTTGCAGTGTAGGGTCTAATTTAAGCATCCTATCAACTATGACCTGGCAATATTTAGGGTCAAGTTCCATGCCGTAACATTTGCGATTTAATTGATGAGCTGCTACCATTGTTGATCCACTGCCTAAAAATAAATCTAATACTAATTCGTTTTGATTAGTAATGTTTTCTATTGCCATTGCAGGTAATTCAATAGGTTTTTGAGTAGGGTGTAAATATTTTGTACTTCCATCTTTTCCAACACTCCAAACACTACCAAGTCTTTTGCCTTTTATTTCTGCTCCCCTATGATAAACCAATGCAATCTCAAAGTCTGTTGAAAATGTTTTTTTCAAATCTCCAATACCTCCTCCTCCCTTATCCCAAACTATTAAATTTGATAACTCCCCAATTGGTTCGCAAAATTCAATCCATTGTTTTAATACTTTCCAACTTGTCCAAACAAATACAAATCCTTTTGAAAATAATGGTAAATTATTAATCCATTCCGTTATAAATATATTGTCATTTTCTAATACATCAAACTTTTCGCTTTTAGTCCGCATATTTGATTGATAACTTACTCCATAAGGAGGATCAGTGAAAACCATATCAGCCTTCTGACCATCCATCAACTTAGCAACTGCATTACTATCGGTTGAATCCCCACAAAGCAAACGATGCTCACCTATTTCAAATAGGTCACCAAGTACAATGTCTGTGTGTATTTCATCAGGAATTTCATAGTCATCCTCTTCTGCCTCTGGTTCTTCAGTAAATCCAACAGGCACATCTAAGCCCCAGGCTTCAAGTTCTTCAGCATCCCAATTATTTGCAAGATCATCCCAATCCCACTCACCAAAGCCTACATTGTCTTTGATAATGAACTCTCTCTGCTTGGCCTCATCCCAATCAACTACCTCAACTGGAATCTCCTTCCACTTGGCTTCCTTCATGGCTTTAAAGCGCATGTTGCCACCAAGAATAAGCATGTCCTGGTTCACTACTATTGGCCTGACACTTGCCATCTCTGGGAAGTCCTTTAGGCTCTTAACGAGCTTATGGAACTTATCATCTTTAATAAGTCTTGGGTTGCTCGGATTTGGTTTGATTGAACTTATTGCAACGACTTGCATGCAGTCTATTTAATTTTTGGATTCATAGAAGGCATTTTAGGCTTAGGTTTCGCTGCTTTCTTAGCCTTCTTAGCCACAGACAGAGCAATGGCTACGGCTTGCTTCTGAGGCTTGCCTCGCTTCATTTCAGCCTTTATGTTGCTGCTGACAGTCTTAGCTGAGTAACCTTTCTTGAGTGGCATAGTCTTAAAGTTTATGCAAATATAGGTATTTCAAAATTGCCTCATAGACCTCAAGCTGATTGCGCCATCTGCGCTGGTGTCCAGGTGCTGCACCTTCAATGCTTAGCTTGCCTTGTAGTTGCTTAATTTTTCTGCCAAGGTAATCCCGGCAGTCTTGGCTTGTCATCATTGGTTCTTTAATTGTGTAAAGTAAATCATTGGAGTAGGTGCTTCTGCCTTCCCATTGTGCAGGGATTTGGCTGATGTGGATTGAATTAATCATAGTCTCTTAGTCTCATTAAAGGTGCATCAAATTTTAAAGGGATTATTCCGGTTGATCCTGAACGCATTTTGCACTGGTCAATGATGCAAAGGTCTTCATTGTAAAACTCTCTCTCACCGATTTTAGTTGTGCCTTCCTTACCGTAGTATGCAGGCCTCATCATCATCCATACTACATCAGCATCCTGTTCAATGCTACCAGACTCACGGAGGTCAGAAAGTTGTGGCATCTTATCAGGTCTTTCATCAACTCGCCTACTTAGCTGGCTGAGTGCAATTACGGGCATATTTAATTCTCTTGCTAAGACCTTTAAGCCTCTGCTTATTTCAGAAATTACATTGACTCTATTTGTCTCCTTTGGATTGCTGCTATCCATTAGCTGAAGGTAGTCAATGAATATTACCTGAATGCCATACTTGCGCTTCCACATGGTTGCCCTAGTCTTGAGCTTTCTGATGTCCATTGCACCAGAATCGAAAATCTTAATAGGCCACGCCTTCATGCTTTGAACTGCTGACCTCAGTGAGCTTTTATCAAGCTCATTTAGATGGCCTTGTTTTATTTTGAAGGCAAAGATTTGGCTTTCTTGGGCAGCTAGTCTTTGAATTAGCTCATGCTTCGACATCTCAAGACTGAATAGCCCACATCCAATTCCTTGCTTGGCAAGATTGCGGACAAGGCTTACCACTAGGGCTGATTTTCCCTGTCCAGGTCTAGCACCTATCACAGTTAGTTCACCATTGGTAAAGCCTCCGCAAATGGCATCAAGTCTGCCAATTCCCGTTGAATATCCAGCAATGGCCTTGTCTGACTTATTTAGCCATGACTTTTCTGTTTCTTCTACTGATGCACTGAAATTGTCATCATCTTTTACGATTGCCTCACTTAGCAACTTATCGGCCTGAAATTGAATTTTAGCCAAATGGTCAAAAATGTCCATCTGGTCTGATTGCGCCCCTTGAAGCATCTCATGAGCTATTATAAAAGCTCTATGCTTTAAATACTGCTCAATCAATATCCTGCAGTGGATTTCAATTTTACCCAGACTTTCCAGACTGGCAAAGACTTTAGAAACATAGGCTGAGCCACCGGCATCTTTAAGCAGTCCTGACCTTTTTAAGGTTGCAACCACTGTCATAAGATCTACTTCCTCTCCGGCTAATTGCTGTGCTTCTATTGCCCTTGCGATTAGCTTGTTCTGAGGATTAAGGAATATCTCAGTTGTTGGTATGATGGCAAAGGCAGCTAGCCTGTCTTCTGCTGAGAGCATCATGCCGGATAGCACCTGCTTCTCTACTTGGTCATTGGAAAAGTTCATTTGGTTTCGATTGTGTTGCTAAAGTCTAAATTTTTATGATGTGATGGCTTCCAGGTGGCAAAATTTTCGCCCGGAAAACTTGTGTTTGCATTCTTTTGGTTTTTACCAAACCAATTCGTTTTTATAGTGCGTTTCCAGTCTTTGACTTTTTTGCCATCTCTGTTTGTCCAGTTATGATCTGCATAATGATGGTAGCACCTTGGAAGATAATTTAGGCTCTCATTGTTCTCGATGAAATAGGCTTCTACTTCCTCATAGGTTGGAGGAATAAATTGCTTTGACTTTTTCTTATTATCATCCTTATCATCATACTCATTTTCATCCTTATCCTTATCTACATCAACATCTACATCTACATCTACATTAGCTTCGGTTATGCTTGCCTTCTGCTTCTGCTTTGCTTCGTTCTTGCTTACACTTTGCTTCCGCTTTGCTTTACTTCCGCTTTCCCATTTAGTCCTATTTGCCTGAAGATTAGGCTTAATAAGTAGCCAAAAAGGTAAGGCTGATTTTGACAGTTCAGGCTCAATTCCATCAAGACCAAACTCAAAAATTGCCCGAAAAATCTCTAATTGTGTGTCATCTGGAAGCAATTTTATGGCATCATAAAAGCTCCTGTAAAGCACCATTGAATCTCTACTTTTCATAAAAACAAAAACCCCATCCGGCTTTCCCTGTTGCGAACAGCCGGAACATAGGCTGACAGGTACTTACCGAATGGGGCTTTAATATTTTTCATGTGTTCCAATTAAACCGGGTTCGCAATCCGGGGCTTTCGCCAATGCAAACTTAAAACAACTTATAAACTATGGCAACTTCTCCTTTTAAACTTTGGGCATAGGCTTTACGGACATTATCACAGCGGAGACACACATGATCTGTGGTCTTGTGAATCTTCTTGCCTAACTCATTGCACCAGCTGCATGTTTTGCCTGTCTTAGCTTTCTCAACCTCTTCACAAGTGGCTGGAAAGATTTGGACATTTTTTGTCCTGACATTATTTGGCTTTTTCATCCTGAAACGCATTAATATGATCAAAAAACTTTTGCACCTCTTCCTCGCCCATGTCAAATATCTGCCAGACTAAATCAACCACAGCAGAGTTGATAGTGTCTTCAGCATGTGCCATCTCTGAGCCTAATTCCTGGTGCAGAAACTTCTCGAACTGAGTAGCATCATTGAGAAGCCTATTAAAGTGCATCTTGACATCTCTCTTTAGCCTTAGGTTTTCTGAATGCTTAATGACATAACCTGTCTCCAGCACTCCCCTGACAAAGCAGGTGAACTTAGTGAAGTCTCTCATAGCCTAATGCACCAGGCAAAAAGAACAGTCATTCCAATGGCATAGGCAGTCATGACTATGCTGAAGTTCATCCATGCTTGATGATGCCTGTGAGCCTCTTGGTAAGCCTCATCCATCTTAGTGTGCTGAATCTCCCAAAACTCCTTACCTATGTTTAGGTCTTCAATTTCTCTCCTGAGCTTAGCAGCCTGCTCCTTATGATAGTCTCTGCTGCGTCTATGATTGTCTGAATGCCTCCGGCACTCTGCTAAATCTGCCTTTAGTTTGGTCAATTCTTCCATTGGTTAGATTATTTTTTTGCAAATAAAATGAAACTAAAATGGAAGCACCAAATAATTATTCAAAAACCATTAGCGATTTTTTAAACCACCATAAAGATGATTCTTTTCTCAGCTTATGCGTTGTATGTGGCAGAAAGCAATAGTTTTCTCTTTCAATTTTATTGATGATGTAGCGATTAGTTTGACAATTCACATGCCCATCACCTGCCTGCCCAGGCACTGCCCAAGACAAGATGATCATCTTTGGCTTATTAACTACCACATTGTCCAAGAATGTCTGCTCAAACTCCTTTGGAATATGCTCACCGACTTCCAGACTCATTACCACATCAATATGCTCACCGCAATCAAATGGCTGACTAAGGTCAGCAACCTGACCAAGGCCCATTGTAAGCTGTGGTGTATTCGGGTTACCATCATAGGCATGAACCTTATAATTGTAAGCCTGGAGCAGGTGTGCATAGTCACCCATGCCACAGCCTAAGTCTAACACACTGTTAAAGTGATGCTTCTGGAATAGCTTGACAATAGCTCCGGCTAGTGGTCTGTCAAAGGCATGGCCCTCTCCTGTCGGATTCTCCCAGAATCCCTGCTCATTTATCTTCATATTGACTTTATTGAATAATAGTTATCAATCAGGCTGATGGTCTCATCAAGTGACCAGGAGACTATCACCATCCACTTCCGCTCAACCAGCTTGTCAAAGATAGCCAGCTGATGTTCTGATGGCTTATTGTAGCCAACCTTCAGTTCAATGGCTAAGCCTGAGTAGCCATGCCTCTGGTCTAAGATCATGCAATCAGGAATGCCAGCCTTTACTCCCATGTCCTTTAGCTTTAGAGCCTCAAGTGCATGCCTGCTGCCTCCATTCGGGCAGTGAAACCAGAATGCATTAATTGCATTAAGGTACTTAGCCACTGACTTCTGGAAGCTATCCTCACTGCCTTGATAACGCTTGAAGGCATCATTGTGGCGCATTGGGAAGTCTGTAATCATTTCAAAAAAAAAGCCTGCCAAATATTTTTGCAATTACTTTTGCAAACCTAAACCAAATTGGAACAATGGACTGCTTAAAAATTAGCGACTTCTGCCGGAAGTTCAATCTGCCTAATTATAGGTTTACTAGGTATAAGATGCTTTTTCACACAAAGCAGGTTGATGGCTATGTGAATAATTGGGTAAAGCTGGATGAGCATAATCTTAGCCTTGTGAATGAGATTTTATCTCATAAAGGCACAAGGCGCAAGAAACCTAGACTTAGCCTGGAAGCCTTCTGTGTTAAGTATGGGCTGACTGATGAACATTTCAAAAAGGTGTGCCACCGGATGCAGTTGGAGGATCATGATGGCCAGCTTATGGTCATTGATTCAAAGCACAATTATGCCCTCCTAAAGCACGGGAGGCTGATTCGGAAAAATAATTGAAATATTTTTGCAAATAATTTTGCAGATATAATTTCGGATATTATGTTTGCCTCAAGTTTAACAATAACCAATAACAACATGAATTATTTCACTCCAATGGCAGCAGCCTACAATCAAGCAACAGACACACTTATTGTTCACTTTATTGGCAATGAGAAGCAGCACTACACAAATCGTGAGGAGGCAGAGAAAGCATTAGGCTTTCCATGTGACTACTCAGCCTCTGACTATAAGAACTTCCGCAAGTCAGGCACAACTATCATCAGGACTGACCTTGGTGGTCAAATTATTAACCCTAAGTAATCATGGAGATGAATCACCCTCAAATGCCATTTAAGGAACAATGCATCCTATTTGGCAAGCTGTTCATCATCTGGATTATAGCAGCACTCGTACAAGCACTTTAATTTTTGTTCAATTTATAAACCAATAATTTATGGCTATCATAGCAAAATCTACCGGAGA